TGTAAATCTCCTCACGTTTTGTATATTATATAGTCTAATAATTAAAAGTCAAGCAAAAATGGCTTATAACTATTCTTGTTCGGTGTTTACTTTACCACCTTCGGCTCTAAACAGTCTTCGTAAAAACCATTTATGTTGTAGATAATAATCTTGTAAAGTGTAATCAACTTGGCGTTGTTCCCACTCCATAATCTCATCTTTATGCTTCATCCAAATCTCTTGGACAAAGGATTTCCAATTACTGATTCGGGGTGCTGTAGAGATGTCGGGCCAGACCGTTTCGTCTACTCTCATATGACTACTCTGGTTTAAGGCTAACTAATGGATCGCTATAAAACGAATCGTGATAGTCACCATTCTTTTGGAAGTTACGTACTGAAGTTTCTTTGATGAACATACCATCTTTCTTTGTGTATGTGGTATACTCTGCTTTTACCATACCTTCAGTGTCACGTTCAACGTGTTGCTTCATTGGACCTTCTTTCATTATACTATCTCCTCTACAATACCAAGTACTTCAGCAAGGAATAACATTATACCTGACAACATCATTAGAAACCCTACTTCAGTTACAAAAAAATCTGTATACATCATTTCACCTGTCCACAAGTTATATCCTGCCCAGGCAAGTAAACCTGATGCTACAAATCTAAAAATACTTTTTACAATACTGACCGCAAAGTGACCATCACCCGGATCTTTGTTTACTATTTTCATACTTACTCCTATTCGTGTTCCCCACCAGGATCATTTGGATCCAATGGCACCTTATGTGCAATACCATTCTTGTCACGATAGATAGTATAATTTCTACCTCTACCATGTGAATGATACCCATTCTTAAACCTAAATGCACCTGGGTTGGTTTCTGCAACTTTAAATGTAGCAACAGTAATAACAACTGCGGCAACAAAAATTACGTGTCCAATGGCACTATACATAAATGCCGTTATACTATTAATAACCATAATAGCAAATACACTTGACCACATGAATGCTAAAATCTGCATAACCATATGTCTAACCATCAAGTCGGGAATGTTCTTTAACGGATTATGTTCCATATCCATAACACTGTTCCAACTATCTACTACAAACTGTCTCATGCTTTTTCTCCTTTATACTCACGAAACGACTTAAATCTTGGAAAACGTAAACTATACGTTTCCGAGTCTTGCGACTTAGTTCGAGCATCTGCTCTAATTTCAATTAACTGACCAATGAGACTATCACGTGCAGTCCAGTACTCATCACGTTGACTATCAGTGAAGCCGCTCCCACAGTTAAGGTGATAATTGTATCCATCATCTTCTCCTTCTACTATTACGGCACCTAATCTTCCCGCATTACGTCCAGTGCCTTCCTCGACGTCAACGACTTTTAGTGTAATCTCAATAAATGGTTTTGCCTTTAACCAAGCATGTGTACGTTTGCATTCGTAGGGTGCATCAATGTCTTTGATCATTACACCTTCATAACCACCGTCTACAGCCGTCTTATTAAGCTCTACAAAGCGTTCTTGGCCTTCGGGAGTGTCTAAGTCTACATCTTCCCACTCAAGTGCTTGTACGTGCTTTAAAACGTCCTGGTTGCTTTCTACCCAATGTTTAGTAATTGCACTTCTTGTTGACTGTGGTTTGTCCCAACCACCTTGTTTGAAATCGGATAATGGGATAGTGTCAAACAAATGCAATACTGCATCTTTGGCTGTACCACCACTCTTTCTATGCACCTGTTTCATTAAGTCTTGGAAGTTAGCACTCATTACCTCACCGTCTAACACAAGGTCATATGGTGCAGGCTTATCTTTGAGTACTGTTTTAATTTCTTCAATGATGTGATCAAAGTTATGAAACTGCTTGCCATTACGACTAAACATTTCTACTTTGTCACCTTGTATAATTGTAATAACTCTTACGCCATCAAGTTTAACTTCAATTTGTTTCTTACCTGACATCTTCTTTTCATGATTAGCAGAGTCATGTGCTAATGCACAAGTGAATGTAGGGATAACATATTTTGTTTCACCCTTCATGTTAAATCTTTTAGCAACTTTGTTTACTGTCTTTTCACTTACTCCACAACGTAAATCTTTAATAAGGATCCTACGATAAAAACCATTCCACTGATCTGCCGTTGCTGAACTCATTACAAGTTCGATAGCATCACGTGCCGCATGTCCTGTAAGTTCTCTTGCAATTAGTTTATCTGCAAGTTCTTTGAATACTGGCCAAGCACAACCTTGTGCTGATAGCACTTCATTCTCTGCTTTTTCTGGAACTTGTTTAACACCAAATGTTACAAGTGGGTCAAGTGCCATTGTTACACCTTCAAAGAACTCATCAAGTCCTTCACCCATAGCACCAAACACGATAGTTTCTTTGTCTAACCTACCGTTGTGCTGTTCAAGTTTGTAAATTACGTCCTGTGGTTGTGTTCTCATATTATTTGCCTCTGTTCATTTGCCTAATTATGTTACTATTATATGATCTAAATACCAAAAAGTCAACCTCTTTTTTATCCAAATCCAAATAACTTTGTACCATGATTTGCTATTGCATTTAAGATAATAGCAAGGCAAGTAAGAATGTGTAGCAACACCCACCCAGTGCGTATAATTGCCACTCTGTCAGCCTTATTGTTATCTTCATATGCTTTTGTTCCTATGGCCTTGCACCAAATATCCCACAAAATTAATCCCCTTCATTTTCTTTAATACGTTCAATAAGATCTAATATCTCTTCTAACAAGTTGTTGTCTTGATCTTTTTCAGTATCCAATTCAACTTCTAATTTAATTTTCATGTTTTACCTTTGTCAACCCATTCTCTAAATTCAGTTTTAAATTCATCCGCTTTCTCTTGTGTTTCAAAATGATAAGAGTGCGAATATACGTATGTCCATGTGTCCATACCCCATTCCCAACGTTGCATGTTACGTCTGCACCAATCTTTACATTGTATATGTAGATCACTGTGTACGTCAACAGTTACACCAGGCTTCCATCTAAGTTTGTATTCAAACAATTCTTGTGGAGTCATATTTGATTTATCTATCATAATGATCTTGACCACCTCATACCGATATACAAACCTAATCCTACAATTACCATTAATGTAGGAGATTGTGTCATAATACAAGTAATAGTTATTCCGACCATAGATACAAAGAATGAGAACTTGTCTGCTCTATCCTCTTCTGGAGGCATTTCAAAATGTTTGTCTTTCCACATAGGGTCGTCCTTAACTGTTATTATATTTAATATACAGTCAAAGTATACAGTTGTCAACCGGAATTAGTTCAATTATTGGTAAGGGTTAATATCCAAATACTTGCCCCATTCACTATAGTAATGGCGCATACCAACTTCATCATGTATAGTACCGTTCTCATGTCTACCATGCAGTACACGTCTGTTCTCTGTACCTTCACGCATAGTTGTTCCTTGCCCAGCAACTCCAATTAGATCCTCATGGAGGTTGCGACCAAATGGTCCCCATATACTGTTGTGATGTTTGATTCGTGTCAAACGTTCTTCTTTAGTATCTTTTTTTAGTCCGTATCCCCTAAACTCAATCAGTACACGGTTAGGACCTAATGGAGTTACTGAGTCTGAACGATATGCACTTCCACGTAGATTAAAATTAAATCCTGGAAACAAGTCTACCATATACCATTGGTTAGGCGGTAGGTTAGGAAAGGACAGTTCGCCTCTATCTTCGAAGCCGTCATACTCCTCATAGTTTACTGTGAAACTGCTTACGTTTACATGACCGTTGTCAAAAGGTATATTCTTACGTGCAAAGTATTCATCGTTGAATCCACTTACACGATTAAAGTAGTGCATGAAGTCATGATAGAATTCACTGTTAGTATCATGCCACAGTTTGTAGTTTGTATCTATAATTGCTTTGTGGTAATGGAACACTTCCATTTCTTCTGTGTCAATAGCATCAGCAATACAATCAAATGCTCCTGCTGTCCATTCTTCTACACTCTGTGTTGGATTTTTATTTAAAGTAGTCCATACCATACCTCCGTGTTTTACTTCTGTATATAACGGAGTATAGTCATCCATTAAAAATTCTACTCGTGACATTGTTCCTGAAGGTGTATTAAACTTACCTGTATTTAGATAAGATTTAATTGTATCACCGTTATTAATTGCAATAACGTTGACACCTGCAATTTGTGTTGTTCTAAAATTACCTGGCTCGGGCAT